ATGCCTGCCGGATATAATAACATACCCATCAATGCAAACCATGTCATCTTACGCATTGCATCTCTACGGGCATCTGCGTCTTCAAGTTCTTTTCTTTTGAATTCCAAATCCATCTCCATTTCTTTTTTAGAAATGTGACCGTCACCATTTTTATCTTTTTCTGCGACCTCTGGGTCTACAGTAAATTTAACAGTCATTCTCTATTTTCCTCTCTCTCGTTTGAGTCTCTCATTCTCTTCTCGTATGTACTTATCTAACATACCTACATAGATTTCCCTTTCCCACGGTATCATATCATCTAACTCACTTAAACTATAATTAAAATGTTGCATCATAGTAAAGTTAGTCTGGTAGTAGTTTCCCAGACTGTCATGTGAAAGGGCTATCCTAAAAAACTTTGCAGTCCTTCAAGTACGATATCACTTTCAACTTCAGTATTAGGATTCTTAACTTTGATGGTATGTCTTAGTTTAGGCATTTTATCAAAGAAGTTTTGAATCTTATCAAACTGTTCAGTATTCAACTGGTCAAAGAAATCTTGCAATTCTTTTTTACTAAAATCTTCATATACATCATTTGCATCAAAAATATTAACAGTACAAGATTGAACAATATCAAATGTCATCTTAACAACAGACTTTTCATTGCCATAATTTATTAAATGTTTAACAGTTGGATACTTCATTGTAATACCGATATCATTACTCAACTGAATAACATTTGTACTTTCACCTTTTTCGATTTTGATTTCATTTAAATCAACTTCAGTCAATACTCTAGTTTTTTCATCATCTGGACATAGTAAGTTTAATTCTACTTTATCACCAACTGACTTACCTCTAATTTTAAGGAAGATGTATTCCATATCAAAGGTTGGTAAATCCTCTGGATTTTCGATTGTACCCATTGTACAATCTTTTATAATATTTCCGACTGCTTTAAGAAGTGCTCTTTCACCCCCTTGTTCTTGTGCAATCATCAATACCTTTTGTTCCTTAATCAAAAATGGTCTGTAAGAAATCTTTAAACCAGTTGATGGAACTTCCAACTCATAAGTTGGAGTATTAAGTTGTGGTAACGCCATTATATGTTCTCCTAATTAATAATTAAAAAAGTCGCCTCAACACTCTTGGAATCCTAGATTGTACTTGTCTAACCACACTATTTTTTAGTATATCTGATAATGTACTTTCAAGTGGTTCTCTATCTGATGATGGTTCAGTCCCAAGATTCCTAAAATATCTAAATTTAAAACTTACAGTAAATGTATTGACTGATGTTGCTTTTTCATGACTGAACGCTACACCACCAATAGTATCTGGAAAACACTCCTCTAATCTTATTCCATACTGTCTTTCGTCTTTCTCATTTAGACCAAATATATCAACTGAACCAATATATTCTTTGTAGTAATTTATATCATATGTTTCTGTATTAAATGTTGTTTTTTGCCATTCTTCAAAAAAGTATCTTTCTGCCATATCTGAACTTAAATAAAATGATGCACTTACGGTTGCATAAGTTTGACCTTGTACTATATCATGAGTAGGCCCATAGATGTTAGAGTTTACTACTGTTCTCAAACTTCTATCTGGCATTGAAATCGAATTACAACGAAAAGATATTCTTCTTGCAGTTTCACCAGACTTTAGTGCTGCTATATTAGATGCAAGTGCAGAATCGCCTGCACCATTAGATGATGCACCAGAGACTCCTGCTGGTAATGTTATGATAACTTCAAAACGATTAGGTCTTGAATAACCATCTCTTGACGCATTATGACCTAATATTGCGTTTAAAGAACTAAACGCTGCTCCACCAAGTATTTGACTAAAGTTTAACGGCATTACAACATCTTCCTTGAATCAGACCAGACTTGTGTATCTGATGCTTTCTTAAATCTTTGTACTGGTAACATAATCGCAGTTAAATTATCCTCATTGTCAATCTTCCTAAACATAGACCTCGCATAACCATACAAATATCTCTTTATAGTTGGTTTAGTCAGACTGTTACCTTCTACTGCACTCACACTTAAATTATCTTGACCAGCAGCATCTAAAAGTCTTGCTCTCAATGCATACGGTAAATAATGAAAGTTCAAACCATAAAAACCACCCTCTGCACTTTTTAAATACATTACTAACGGAAATGTATCATAGTAAGGTAGTTTTCTTGCAAACTTTGGTGCATATACAAACATATTTAGGTGTTTAGGGTGAGGTTTGTTATTAAGTTTTCCAGAACGCAATAACTCTGGAACAGATGGTGTTCCAAGTTCTTTAATACGATTACGATACCATCTGAATGGTTCATTACCAGTTTTAATCTGTGATGAGATTTTATCAAAATAAGTTTCGGCCATTATGTCCAACCCATCGCCATTTTAGTTTCTTCAGGCACCATATCCATATTGAATGGTGGTTGAAAAGTACAATTTGCAATACTTTCTTTTATACCATCAACCATACCAGCCTTTTGTATATTTTGATTTATTTCATCTGCCATTGGACAAAATGCACTTGTAAGAGTGTGTGTTATTTTCACTATGGTATTATCCTCTAATATTTCTATATCGTATATTAATCCTAGATGTATGACAGAAATACTCGGCATCTCTGGGTCATAAACTGATTCTAAGTTTTTGACAACATCTGCCATAATTTTATTTCGTTTTTCATTCATGCATATATTTATATTCCTAGTTCATCTTCTGTTATTATAATGAATTCCATATTTCTATCTTTGCAAAACTCAATTGCATTTTTCCACTTAGCATCATTGATTGCATAATTACGAACTTCTGTAATATATTTTTTAGTTTTTCTTCTGGGAGTTCTGGGTGGTCTGGTCTGTGCTTTTGGTTTGACCTCAACAACCCATTTTTTGATTGTATTTTGTTTTGTTCTTACCTTAACATAAAAGTCTGGGAAATATCTATGCACTTTACCATCTAATGGTGAACGATATGGTATAAAGAATTCTTCAGAACCCCATTCTAAAATCCTATTGTTTCTATCACAATAGACCATAAACTTTCTTTCCCATAAAGACCGATAAATAATATTAGAGGGGTCGCCCTTATACTTTTTTGGGTAAGTTGGTATGTATCTTCCACGATATGCCATGATTATTCACCTAAATACTATGTAGTAAGGATATTTATACAGATGCGTGGATTTCTAAAAGAAATAAAAAATGTTGCACGAAATCGTGTAAGTAATAAGATACAAGGTGCATTAGGACAATTAAGTAGTTTGGGTAGTGGTCTACCTAAAAACGCTGGTGGTGTTCTTGGTGCTCCACAAGCCTCACTAAGTAAAAACCCATTTGATAACACCCATGTCATTTATCCAGAAGACTTAGGGAATACTGGACAAGGACATTATATTCAATTCTTTATCAACGAACAAGAACACGCTAATGTAAAGTTTGGTGGTAAGGTTGGAAAACTTCAGAAAGTTGGTACAAGAGTTGTTAAAGAAGCAATATATGATGAGGACGCAAATTTATTAGTAGCAGAAGTTCGAGAAGATATAATGACAAAGGCTCCAGTACTTAATGATTTTGCAGATAAACAACCAGGCAACTCTGGTTCTACGGTAAGTGTAAAGAGAGCGCCAACAAAAAGACTTGCAAGTTCTATTTGTTTGTATATGCCTGCAACTGTAGGTGTTAACCAGACAGCAGACTATTCAGAACCAGATATTGGTGGTTTTGCAAAAATACTTGCTGGTTTTAGTGGTGAGTTTATGAAGAGTGGTTCATTTTCAGAATCATTTGGTGCAATCAAGGGTGATTTAAAAACCTCTATAGCAGAGGCAGCAAAAAACGCATTTGAAAACATAGCGCCTGGGGCAAAAGCACTCGCAGAAATTCAAGCAGGAAAAGTTTTTAGTAATCGTATGGAGATGGTTTTCAAGGGTGTTCCTAGAAGAACATTTAGTTTTCAGTTTACCATGATGCCGAAATCTGAAGCAGAGGCTAAAAGTATAAGAGAAATTTGTCAGATGTTTAGATTTTACATGGCACCAAGTTTTGAGGGTGAAGCAAACTCATCAAGAACTTTTATCGTTCCTGCTACATTTGACATTGAGTATAGATTAATAGGTGGTGGAGAAAACAATTTCCTAAACAAAATATCTACTTCTGTGTTAACTGGTTGCGAAATTACATATGGTGGTGAAAGAACTACATTCTTTAGACTAACAGATGGTGGCGCTCCACCAGTTCAGACAAACATTACTCTTAATTTCAAAGAACTAGAAATTATCACCAGAGAAAGAATTGGAGCAGGATACTAATGGCATATTTTGAAATGTTTCCAAAACTGTTTTACGACAACAAAGGTGATGGTAAAGAAACACTACAAACAAATCTATTGACAAGACTTGTTCTAAGAACAGACATGAGAGATGATGCGTTTGATTTCGATTATTATGATGTAAAAGATGGTGAAACACCAGAGATGATTGCATTTAAATATTATGATGATGTAGAATTACATTGGACTATATTTCTTGCAAATAACATTGTTGACTATTACGAAGATTGGCCTATGAGTGTTCAGAGGTTTGAGGAATTTGTAAAAGAGAAATATGCAAACCCACAAGCGATACATCACTATGAAATTACACAGACATCTGGTGATACAACAGAAACTATAGATGTTGGAATGAATACGATTGAATACCCAAGTGCAACACCTATTTCTAACTATACCTATGAAGATAGATTACAAGAGAAAAAAAGACAAATAAGATTAATACAACCAAGGTTCATTCCTACAATTGTGGAAGAGTTTGAAAACAAAATTGACGAGATATTGTAATGTCAGAACAAAACAGTCTTCAAATTGCTGGTGAATTCCAGATTGAAACTTGTAAAATTCTAACTACAAGTGGTATGGAATTTACGATTAATAATGTTGTTCAAAATATTACAATTTTTGAGAACATTTTTTCAGAGTCTATCTCTGGTGTAATCACAATTGCAGATACGACTGATTTAGTAAACAATGGGCCTATCATTGGTGAAGAAAAACTACTACTCAAGTTAGTTACACCACAAGCAAATAAAACACAAGAAACAACTATTGATTTCACAAAGACACCATTATTATTGTACAAAATCGGTACACAAATGGGTGAGGGTGAAAAGGCAACGATTGTAACATTACACTTTACATCTCAAGAAGCATTTTTTAATTCCACATCACTTATATCAAAAAGTTATACTGGAAAGTGTTCTGATATAATAAAGAAGATTTTTAGAGATGATAGATATTTAAGGTCTACCAAAAAACTGAATGTAGAGGAAACAGTTGGTACTAAAAAGATTG